AATGTCAGTTTAGGCGGTCAAGGAGAAAATCGTGCTAGTGGTTCAATAGGCGAGAGAAAAGCACCTAAAGGCTATATGCAAGGCATACAGCAGGGCAAAAAGGTGTTAGCGAGGGAATTATCTTCTATCGCTGAAAAGCACCTTAAAATCGAATTGAGAGCGGATAAAGCTAATAACAAAGTATCGCAGAAACAGTATGAGAAGTTTATGGATTTATTGAAAGCGGGTGAAAGCGATTGAATAAGCCTATATTAGATGTTTGCTGTGGTAGTAAGATGTTTTATTTTGATAAAGAAAATCCTAATGTATGCTTTATGAATTGCAGAGAGTTAGAAGATACTCTTTGTGATGGTCGCAAATTAAAAATAAAGCCGGATATAGTAGCAGATTTTCGGAACATTCCATTTGATGATAATACGTTTTCCATGGTTGTGTTTGACCCACCACATTTGTTAAAAGTTGGTGAAAAATCCTGGTTGGCCAAGAAGTACGGAAAGTTATCTGATACTTGGCCACAGGATTTAAAGCGAGGATTTGATGAATGTATGAGAGTTCTGAAACCATGCGGAACATTAATTTTTAAATGGAACGAACAGCAAATAAAATTATCGGAAGTTTTAAAATGTTTTAGTAGCAAGCCTATATTCGGGAACAAAAGAGCAGATACGCATTGGATTGTATTTATGAAAGTGGGTGAAAGTGATGCTAATTCCAAAAGTTAAAGCCGAAGAGTTTGAAAAATTCGGATTTAAGAAGTGCAAGGGCGAATATGGTAAGCAGGGTTGCTACTATCTTTGCATTTCAAGGGGATGCAAAATGCTTTTTGTGAGCAATGTATTTTTTGGTGTTAACGATTGGAGAGATAATGACCCAAGAATACACAAGGACGCAAATTGCAGATACAGAGACCGCAGGACATATCTTGATATTATTTATGAACTTATTAAGGCAGATATGCTTATGAGTGATTGTTTGAAAGTGGGTGATTCAGAATGAAGATTTTAAGTAAGAAGAAATACAATAAACTCATTGAAGATTTTGAGAAATTGCAGAAAAAGGTCGAGGAACTCAAAAGGATAAACGAGAGTCTTGGGAAAAAGTTAGAGGATAAAAAGACAAGTTGCAAGCTGAACAACGGCAAGGATTTTTGCTTTAAATGCGAAAACTCTTACAGATATAAGACATATTGGGGAGTGACAGAAATCGAAAAGTGCGGTTGCTTGCTTGATGTGCCTTGCGAGGATTTTAAAAAAAAGAAGATAACTAACTAAAAATCAAAGAAAGGAATAGGTTGTGCGCACATAAAACCGAGGTTTCCTTTTGGTGGATTTAGAATGATAGTACATTGTTTATTTGAACAGTCAGGCACATTCAAGAATGCTTTCAAAAAGTATGGAATTGAAGCCTACGACTATGATATTCAGAATGAATTTAACGAAACTGACTATGTTACTGACCTTTTTAAAGAGATTGATAGTGGGTATCAAGGTGAGCCGAGTTTATTCGATATGATAAGCCCTGATGATTTGATATTTGCATTTTTCCCTTGCACTAGGTTTGAAGCACAAATACTTTTATCCTTTTGGGGTCAACAAAAACAAGATAAGAATATGACCTTGTTGGATAAGTTAGAAAGAGATTTGCGACTTCATACAGAGTTACATCGTAATTATCTATTAGTTACTAAACTTGCAATAATTTGCGAAAGAAAAGGATTGAGAATGGTTTTGGAAAATCCGGTTGGGGAACAACATTATCTTACCCGGTATTGGTGCGTTAAACCGAAAGTGATTGATAAAAACCGAAGAGAGAATGGAGATTACTTTAAGAAACCTACTCAATTTTGGTTTTTCAATTTTGAACCGAAATTCAATTTTATTTTTGAAGCGTTGGATTGGGTTGAACCTAAAACTTGGAGTGGTTTATCGCAAACAGAACGCAGATAGATTTATCAGGCAATATATTCTTGATGAAGCGATATGGAGAAGCGAGGAAACTTAGTATGACACAGGATGGACAATTTGAATTAACAGACTTTTTAGGCAAGAAGATTGAGAGTAAATCCGTTATGGACTTGACAGCTTGGATAAATAGTCAAGGTAAAGCACAGTATACGCAGATTGGTGAGATTATAGAAGATGTTTACAATAGTGAAAAAGACAGTGGGGAACTTATTGGCAGGCTTACAAATGCAGTATCAGTGTATGTTCTTAATCAGTCTATGGGGTATATGGATTATTTGAGAAAGGAAAGTGAGTGATGAAAGATGAAACAAAGCAGGAAATACAGATTTTGCTTGACCTACTCAAAGGCAGTCTTCTACTAAAAATAAAATATGGCAACGGATAATAGTGGTAACTTGATGTTCTTTGATACGTCTGCCTATGTTAGAAGTAAAGGCAAGGAATTTGACGGATTCAGAATTAATATCAATGATTTAGTGAAGTAACAATGTGACAGAACTTGAAGAATAGGAGCAATGATATGGCAATATATAGAAATGTTCAATTATCATTTTGGACCGATAACAAGGTTGAAGATGATTTTACGCCAGAGGACAAGTATTTCTACATATATTTGCTAACAAATCCACAGACAAATATATGTGGGTGTTATGAGGTTAGTTATTCGCAAATGACAAGGCAGACAGGTTATAACAAAGATACTATTATCAGACTGTTAGAAAGGTTTGATAAGGTGCACAAGGTTATTAAGTTTGATTCAGAAACTAAAGAAGTGCTGATATTACATTGGTATAAATATAATTGGAGCAAATCAGAGAAAGTCTTGGCGGGGGTTTTAGGAGTTGCCAAACATATTAAATCTGACGAATTTAGAAAATATGTTAATGATATGGTTGATTCTATTAAAAATGATACCCTATACATAGGGTATACATACCCTATGGAGACATCTGTTTCTGATACTGATTCTGATACTGTATCTGATTCTGTTTCTGTTAATAATAATATAGTAAATAAAAGGAAAGATAATATAGATAATAATATATATATAAATATTATTAGTTACTTAAATAACAGATGTAATACCAGATATAGATACAATACACCTAATACTAAGAAACATATCGGGGCAAGAATCAAAGAGGGATATACTGAACAGGATTTTTACACAGTCATAGATAAAAAAGTTAATGAATGGCTTGGAACTGAAAGGGAAAGATATTTAAGACCAGATACCCTGTTTGGCACAAAGTTTGAGAGTTACCTTAATCAGAATGTCGTTTCCGAAAAGCAAGGCAATCAGAATTTCAATAAGGGTGCTATTGATTGGGATAATGTGTAAAGGAGAAAAATTATGTATTCAGATACAATTTACGAAATCACAGTTAATGATAGTGAAAGAGCAGTTATTGAAGATATATTAAATATATTAGATAATTGCCCTATTGATTTGGGCAATTGTGATTATGTGGATATTTTTAGAAGCATAGTAAATAAAAGCTCAAATGTAGACGCAGATGGTATCAAAATTTTATATGAATCAGGAGGTAGCAACGCTTGACAAGAGAAGAAACAGTTAAAATCATTCGCATTATGTGTGATTGCTACCCTAACTACAAGCCTAACAACTTATCCGAAACAGTAGATGTGTGGAATATGATGTTGGAAAATTACAGTTATGAACAAGTATCAGTCGCACTTAAAGCATACATCAACTCTAATACAAGCGGATTTGCTCCAAGCATAGGACAGCTGATAGGTAAAATACAGACTATATCACAGCCACAGGAACTTGACGGAATGGCAGCTTGGGGGTTGGTTAGTAAGGCGTTACGGAATGGCACATATGGGGCAGTTGAAGAATTTAACAAGCTACCACCATTAGTCAGACAAGCGGTTGGTATGCCAGATAACCTTAAAAACTGGGCGACATCAGATTATCAGACGATTGAAACAGTAATACAATCAAATTTTCTAAGAACTTACGAAACAGCTGTTAAGCGTGCGAATGAAATAAATCGTATGCCAGACAATATCAAATCACTTATCGAAAAGACGAATGTAAATTCGTATAAGGCTCAAATCGAGCAAAGATTCCAAAGAGATATAAATACATTACAAATTAAAGAAAATGCCCTTATCGGTCAAAATACAAACGCAGAAGAGTATATTGAAGCACCTCAAGATATTCAAGAAAGAATAAACGCCATGAGGTAAATTATGAAACCCAAAAATTGTATTTATCCCGATTGTCTTAACTGCACTTTAGATGATTGTTTATACAATACGCTTGAGCAGTCAGATATAGTTCAGCAGAATAAACTAGATAAAGAAATTGCCTTTAGAAATAAATTAGAGCAATTAGAGCCTAAGCAAAGGGCAAAGGTTATATATGACAGAATGTATGAACAGAGCGAAAAAGGCAAAGCTAGACGCAGACGATATAATCAGTCAGAAGAGCATAAAATCAGCCAAAAGAAATATTTTCAGACTGAAAAAGGCAAAGCTGCACAGAAAAGGTATAAGCAATCAGAAAAAGGCAAAGCTGCACAAAAAAGAATAGAAGCTAAAAGGATTGAAACTGGTAAAAATGCCATATACTGTAAAAGATATCGGGAGAAAAAGAAAAGAGAGGCTATGTTAAATGAGCAAGTCGGAACAACGAAGATTTCAAGAACAAATGATGAGAGTTCAATTAAACAGGCAGAAGAATAAAGATAATAAAGAAATGTTTGGTAATGCCTTAACAATTCTGTTGTGGGTGCTGCACGATAAATTCGGATTTGGAAATAAGCGGCTAGAACGGCTTATTGATGAGATTGATAAATTCAACAAAGATTTCAACGCAGGGCTTATAGATCCGAAAGAACTTATTGAACAGTTAGAAGAAGAGACAAAAATAAAAATTAAATATTAAGGAGTATGGCTTATGAAGTTTTCGGAACTTACTAAGCCGGAGCTTGATGAAATAATTGAAAATGCCAATTTTACCGAGGAAGAAGAGAGAATATTCAAACTTCTTTCTCGGAATTTTACACAAAAAGAGATAGTCGCACGATTATGCGTATCGCAAAGAACTCTTGAAAGGAGAATAAGGAACATTAAAAATAAAATTGAAAGGGTGTGCTGTGATTGGAATTAACAGACAAAGAGTTGTTGAATTATGTACTGGAGAATGGTATTATCTCTCGTGACGATGTTCAAAAACAAATTGAAATGAACGAAAGGAAAAAATTTTTAAAAGCACACAATAATGAAATTTGGCAAGGAAAGGATAAGAAGTGGTATACATACTTGCCAGACGAAAGCACATCAAGCGGCAGAAAGCTACTAAAGCGTTCAACGCAAGAGTCTCTTGAAGATGGAATTGTGGAACACTACAAGAAACTCGCGAATGAACCTTTAGTTAAGACTGTATTCAAGGAATGGGTAGACCAAAAACTTGAATATCACGAAATCAAGAAGCAATCATATGATAAGTATAATGATAATTTTGCCAGATTTTTCACTAATGAAGCATATCACATGGCAGATAAGAAAATCAAGTACATTACAGAAGATGACTTAGAATGCTTTATTAAGACTGTTATTGCTGAATGCAAGCTTACGCATAAGGCATATTCTGATATGCGAATCCTTATTAATGGCATTTTTAAATATGCCAAGAAAAAGGGATATACTAATCTAAGTATCACACAATTTATGGGAGACTTGGATTTATCACGCAGAGCTTTTACTAAAAATGTGAAAAAGAAAGAGGAACAGGTGTATTTCGAGGACGAAATTCCAAGAATCACAGAATATCTATGGCAACGATATGATATAAGGAGTCTGGGATTATTACTTATGTTTGAGTGTGGAATGAGAGCTGGCGAGTTATCATCACTTAAGTTTTCTGATATTCACAACACTGTACTGAAAGATGGAACTATTAAACATTATATTTCTATACAAAGAACAGAAATTAAGGTCAGAGATGAAAATGGGAAATGGGCTAAGATAGTAAGCGACTATCCTAAATCTGACGCAGGATTAAGAGATATAATTATTCCAGATAAAGCTGTAAATACTGTTAAGGCAATTCGCAGATTAAATCCTTTTGGAACTTATATGTTTGAAGAAAAGGGAGAGCGCATAAAGGAACAAGCATTTAACAGAAAGTTGCATAAGATATGTAAGGCACTGGACATTAATTATCGTTCCACACACAAAGTCCGCCGGGCATACAGTGTTGCGTTGTATGATAATTGCGTGAGCGACACTGTTATAACAGAAATGATGGGGCATACAAGCATTGAGACAACAAGAAAATATTACATTTACAGTAATAAGACTGATAGAACTAAGATTGAGCAAGTTAATAATGCTATTAATTATTAGGATTTTGATTTCAAAGTAATCAAAGTAATCAAGGTACAAAGCCAGAAGCCCAGTAATAGAGCGGAATAAGGAAGTAGTCAATGCAGTTCGATTCTCTCATCCCCTGCTATTTTTTCAAGGAGAAGAAACACTGCAAACCCGCATAAACACTGAATGAAAGGAGATTTTTTGAACATCGTCTTTTTGCAGGAAAATAAAGAGGTAATCAAGAAAGTAATCATAGAAGTTTAGCAAACGCCGTAATGGCGTTATTTTTTTGCTTATTTTTGGCGGATAACTGTCGGAAACATGACGGTTAATCCGTCTTTTTTTGTGTAAAAATTAAGTCAGAAAGAGAGGTAATGTGCATGTTTTCAGACGAAGTTAGAGAAAAAATCTTGAGTAAAGAAGAATTGCAGAAACTTGACTTAGTAACATTATCTCTTGTTATCCACGCAATTGAAGAAGTCTTGGAGGAGGTAGACGATGATAAACAATCCTTATCAGACAACACCTATGATGAATAATAATTATATGCCTATGCAGAATCCATATGCGGATAGAATGAACTTTTTGCAAAATTATCAACAGAGCTTACAACAGCCAGTGGCAGGGACACAAATGTCCTTAGCAAATCAACAACCTATGCCACAGCAGATAGTAGGCATTAACGGAAGAATAGTACAGGCGGTTGAAAATATTAACGCTAATGAAGTGCCTATGGATGGCTCAATGGCTTTTTTCCCTAAGCAGGATATGTCAGAGATTTATGTTAAGGGTTGGAATGCTGACGGAACAATTAGAACAATTGTGTATAAGCCTTATACAGCCCCAAAAGATAATCAGACAGTAAATTCTATGTCTAACGCAGAAAACGCTAAATTTACCCTATCAGACGAAAGCACACAGCTATTCTTAAATAAGTTTGAAGAGTTATCGGAGAAAATAGGACAGTTGGAAGATAGATTTGATAAATCTTTAGGAACACAGAGAAAAACTTCAAAAACTCAAAGTAAAGGCGGTGATGAAGAATGAACCCAATTAACATTTTTCAGATGATGAAAGCTGGCCCGCAACAGTTTATACAACAGATGATGGGGAATAATCAGATTATGAGCAATCCTATGATGAAAAACACTATGCAGATGGCACAACAGGGCAATATGCAAGGCATAGAGCAGATGGCTAGAAATTTATGCAAAGAAAAGGGGTTAAATGCAGATGATGTATTTAATCAGATAAAAAGCAGATTTGGTAATTAGCAGCATATTAGATGTCTTTGCAAACTACCTAGGTGACATCTTTATGAATATATTTTTAGGAGGTAACAATATGTTTTCAAACTCAAATTGTGCCAGCGTACCATTAGTCGCTAATATTGACGGCAACGGCAATAACGGCGGATGGGCTGACGGTGGATGGCTTTGGATAATCGTTGTATTCGCATTACTCTTTGGATGGGGCAATGGTGGATTTGGCGGATTTGGCGGATTTGGCGGTAATAATGGCGGTGGCTATGTTGCGACAGCGGCTACACAAGCTGATATTCAGAGAGGATTTGATAATTCAGCAGTTATCAGCAAGTTAGACGGCATTTCCAACGGGCTTTGTGATGGCTTTTATGCCATGAATAACAGTATGCTTACCGGCTTTAATGGTATTAACACAAATATCATGCAGACAGGCTATGGCATACAGCAGGCTATTAACGCTGATACAGTCGCTAATATGCAGAATACCAACGCTTTACAGGCGCAGCTTGCTAACTGTTGCTGCGAGACAAGGGAAGCCATTCAGGGTGTAAACTACAACATGGCAACTAACACTTGTGCTTTACAGAACACAATGAACAATAACGCAAGAGATATTATTGACAGCCAGCAGGCAGGAACGAGGGCTATTCTTGATTACTTATGTACAAAGGAAAATGCAGATTTGAGAGATAAGGTGCAGAGACTTGAACTTTCTGCTTCACAGGATAGACAGAATGCACTTCTTACTACTGCAATGACAGCACAGGCACAGCAGATTGTCAACTCTGTAAATCCTACAGCTATTCCAGCTTATGTTGTGCCTAATCCTAACGCTTATGCTTATGGATACGGTTGCAATACCGGCTGTAATTGCTAAAACTAAATAATTGAGTATCTTAATTGAGTTTAACTCGATTATGTCTGCTAAGCAGTATTACTTATAATCAAAGGGCAGGCTATAATGTTTGCCCTTATTTTAATTATCTGGAGGTTTCTAAAATGGAAGAATTAAAAAATAAGTTTATAGAAGCAATTAAAAGCATAGATTTTAATAAGCTTAATATCTATGAATTAAAAACTGTATCAGAAATTTCTGATACAGTAGATAAGATGGCGAAGAAAGATTATACAGAATTGCTTAAAGAGTCTATGGTTTCAATGGGAGTAAAAACTTCAAAAGAAGAGAAACCTAAAACAATAGGAGAAATGAAATAAGGAGGTTTTTATTATGGCTGAATTTTCAAATGTTGCAACACAGACAGTTGCGGTAAACGGAAATGTATTATTTACAGATGCACCAACATCTGTATGCAACAAAGGATATATTTCGCACAGAACAGGAAGCGGATTAATCAACCTTAAAGGTGCTACTAACACTTGCAAGGCAAAGTACAGAGTAGAATTTAATGGAAATATTGCGGTTCCTACAGGCGGAACTGCAGAAGCAATTTCATTAGCTATTGCCGTCGAGGGCGAGCCAGACTTATCTACGCTGGCAATTTCTACACCGACAGCAGTTGAAGCATTTAACAATGTTTCTATGGCTACAGATGTATGGCTTTCTTGTGGTTGCTGTCAGGCAATCTCTGTTAAGAATACATCTACACAGGCTATTAGTGTGGCTAATGCAAATATCACAATCAACAGAATAGGTTAAGAAAGTGAGGTAAACAACTATGCATATTGAAAGAATACACAAAATGGTTGAGTGCCTTACCGAAAAGACACTATCTGAACTTGATAAGGGCATTGAAAATGTAAATGTTGAGGAAATGTCAGAAGCTGTGGATATGATTAAGGATTTATGCGAAGCTGAATATCGTGCAGTTATCGTTAAGTCTATGAAAAAAGCTGATGAAGAGGAAGAAGAGTACGATAAAGAGCTTCTAAGGAGCCTTAAGGCTGAATATGGCGAAGAAAGCGGCAGAAGATACTATGACCACTACCGCTATGCAAATGGCAGATTCGCCCCTAAAGGTAAAGGAACATATCGCAGAGGATATGAAGAACCACCTTATATGCACATGTACCCAGAAGCAGAGCATATGAGGGATATGGATAGAGATTATGGCAAGATGTACTATACAGAGCCAATGTCTGAAAGTAATTACGACAGAGCAAAGAGAAACTACACAGAAACTAAGGAAATGCACAAGAATAACACGCCAGAAGATAAGGAGCACAAGATGAAGTCACTTGACAGCTATACTAAGGAACTTGCAAGCGACATTACAGGTATGGTGGCTGATATGTCGGCAGAAGAGAAGAACTTGCTTAGAACAAAGTTAAGTACTCTTGTGTCTAAGATATGATTTTAAGGGCTATGAGTAGCAATATTCATAGCCTGTTTTATTCAGAAAGGAGCATACAGATGATTTTTAGCATTAATGGCACAATGTGGCAAGTACAATATGAAAATTCAAATTCAAGTGAATTAAAGCGGTCAGACAATGTTTCTGTGCTAGGTGTAACTGATAGAAATACACATACAATTTATCTGTCAAATGCCTTGCGTGGATTTATGCAACGCAAAGTGCTGATACACGAAGTATGTCACGCAATCTGTATGTCCTATGATGTGCATTTGCCGATTGAACAGGAAGAGATATTGTGTGATTTTGTAGCAACTTATGGAGATGAAGTGTTTGATATTGTTGATATGGTGCTTGGAGCAGTTAGGAGAGTGGGATAATGAGTATTGATGAACTGTTAGAGATAATCCAGAGAACCAATCCGACTATGACAAGAGAGTTACTGATATATGAACTTAGTCAATGCCAGTATTCGAGTAAGGCATTGATACATACTGAAGAATGTTGCCAAAAAATTTCGAGGTAAAATTTTCTTATACCGGGTGGGTATGCTATTTCAGATTCAGAAAATCGTTTCTAAAAATTTTCAAAATTTGGTTCAGATTTCTTTTAAATCCTATTTAAAAAAATAGAAAAATTCTCACAGAAAATATGGGTGAAATTTCAAAATACCCCCCTACCTTCCCATCTGCAAATCCGAAAATCCGTGAAAATTTTTTCTCAAAATCCGGTTCAGATTTTGTTCAAGTTTCCCTTGAAAAATCGATGGGAAACTTTAGAACTTTAACAAGCTAAAGTGCGTGGCTGATTCTGTGCGGCTGTAAGTGTGCCTTACAATTTCGGTGCCGTGGCTTTGCGATTTGACCTGTACGGCGGTTTTATTGCGTTGGCGTAGACTTATAAGCCTATAAAATAAAACAGCCTTAAAACACTTTTAATAGTGTTATGCAAAATGGGCATAATATGCCTGTTGAGTTGTTGAAAGCTGTCGCCAGCCCTGAAAGATACCAGAATGCACGCCGCCCCGACTGGGTACACTTGTACACCTAAAAAGGCACAAAAAGCCTTATATATAAGCATAGCATTATTATATTAATTTTTCAAGGTACGCAAAGAAAAGCATATAAAAATATGCTAATGCTTGCGGCTGGAATCGAACCAGCCAGAACCAAACAAGCCAAAAAGGGCGCAACTTGTACGCCCCCGCAATTATTCTATGTAAATATCAAATTTTTGTTCGTTGTACGATTCGCCAATATCCGCCGTTTGCGCCCAAGCCTGCGCGTCAAATGCCAATTCCCACGCAACACCGTTTTCAATTAAAAAATCGTAAATCTGGAAAGGGCTACGGCAGAATCTTTTTGTGCGTTCAAATACAACAAGCGCCTTGAATCCGTTTGTAAAATCCATAATATACCCCCTTCTGTTAATATCCTAACCACGCGTACAGCTGCGACCTGCTCCAGCCTGTCACATCTTCCACAATTTCGAATTTTTCATGGAGCGCAAACAAACAATCTGCGAAAATGCGCCCGTCTTTGGTGTAATATGGCGTGCTGTGCGCGTCCAAAATCTTCTTAATTCCACTAATTTCCATATAATTTAAAACCTCCATATTCTTAATATTGTCCCTTACAGGACGAAAGCAAGCCGGGGAATCGAACCCCGGAAGTGCCAGCCTTGCTAATTATGCTAAGAGCTGCAAAAGCTCCGCGCGTTTAGTCTGTATCAATTCCTTTGCTTTCATAAAATCAACCGCACCGCCTGTCATATATTCGATATACTTCGCAGCGTTGATATATGCGTCAAATTCTGCCTTGTATGCTTCATCGAAGGTATTTTCTAATTCTTCGCTTTCTGGCTGTTCTGTCCATCTGCTTTCTGCTTCGTCTGCGACTTTTTCCAGTTGTTCCAACTTCTTAATCTTTTCAAGTAAAATCTTCATAATTCATGCCTCCTTATTAATATGTTCAATCTTGAATCTGTCGCGTGTATCTTTCGGAATAACTAAATTAACAAAATCTTCCGCCAAAACTAAGGTATCAAATTGTGCCACAATTTTTTCTTTAGGACTTTCAAATTCACTGAAATATTGTGTTTCTATAACTTGCCAATTCATATTTACCCCTCCTTATAATCTAATCATTAAGCCTAAATCATTGCTGTTTTTGGCTCTAATAATATAAAAATCTTTAACTACATCATTAAAATACTTCTTGGAAGCTGTAAACATCTTGCCGCTTCCCTCATATTCTATACGCTCAATCTTTCCGTTTTTGTGAACCTCGAAAAAATCGCAATGCATTGTGATAAACAACTCTTCAAATCTCATAACCTTGTACCATTTCGCCGACTGTGATATAATCGGCTTACCTTTCTTTTTGATTGGTGGCGGTTCGTTCTTGGTAGGAGTGACCGCCTTTTATTTATGCTCTTATTATAAAGCTATCTTTATACAATTACAAGTTGCAAAATGTAACAAATATATAAAGCTATCTATATATTTTTATTGTGCAGTATGTATAAAGCTATCTATATATAAATATATAACGCTACTATATAATAAAGTTATCTTTATATTTTTATTGACTTTGATATAACGCTACTATATAATAAAGTTATCTTTATAAAAGGAGTTGATTTGATGGCAGTATCTAAAGCACAGGCAAGAGCTATAAAAAAATATGATAATAAAGCATATTTTAAAAGCCTTGTAAGGTTTAAAAAAGAAGATGAGGAACGAATCAGAGCGGCGGCAGGTGATAGCCTTAACGGCTTTATCGTGGCGGCTGTAATGGAGAAAGTACAGGAAGCAGAAAAGGCGAAAGCTCCAACCTGTACAAGCTCCGACGAATGCCCATTCTAAATAGTTAAAAAGAATTTTAAAATACTACTTGACTATATAACGATAGCGTTATATAATAAGGGTACAAATTAAGAAAGGACAGCCGAAAGGCTGAAAGGTGCAGAATATGAGATTATTTTTAGCAATCAAGAAAGACGAACAGAAAAGGGAATATATAGCTGCGGTTATTAATTCAAAAAGTTACCCAAGCACATATGCAACAGATAACAGAGGCGCGCGAATAGTTGAATTGCCAGAGATTAAAGATGGCGAAAAAGTGACAGACTGTCATATATGCTTATAAGAAAGGTTAAAAGGTGGATGATATGAAAGAGTTTAAAATGTACAATGGTAATATGTTAGAGGTTGGAGAGAAAATCAGACTTGCTGATTTATGGCAGAGCGACGACGGAGACGAAGAAGAAATCTTTGATTCTGGTTGTTGCTGGGTTGGCGACGATGAGAATAACATGCCAATAATCGCAAATTTTGAAATCTTGCAGAAAGACGAAGAAAATCTTGTGAGGTCACTTGTAAAAATAACAGATATAAGATAATATGATTTAGGCGGTGTATATTTTTATACATCGCTTTTTTAATGCCTATTGATTAATTATATTTATTGTGTTATTATATTGCTAATAATTAAATATATAAGATTTACACCCGATAATATTAATATTGTTATCGGGTTATTTTTATGTTATTAGTATATATAATAATTAATTAGCTGGAGCAGATCCAGCAGAAAGGGGAACACATGGAGAAAGTACAGGAAGCACCAGACACGCCCGAAGTATTTCAAAATGACATAGAGCTTTATTTATCGCAGTTCTGTGAAGAACACAACATCGAAGATATGACCAAAGAGCCACAAAGCAGATGGAACGCTGCCCTAATGTATATTAATAAATATGTTTTCAGTGATAAAAGCATATTAAAGTTAAATAATAATATTAATAAAAATAATACTAACTGCATAATGGATAGTAATTTTTATATGTATGATTTAGATAAATTAGAGTATATATTATATATATATTATTATTTATGTTCTGTATATGATAAAGAATGTAGTATAATGGGATATAGTTTATTAACTGGTATTAATTACGATACATTAATGGACTGGGGAGCAGATGAGAGAAAACTAAGTACAAAAGGCTTCGACATCGTGCAAAAACTGCGCATTTTTCGCGAAGAAAGTTTATCAAATAAGCTTGCAACCGGCAATAAAAACCCTGTCGGAATTCTTGCAATACTCAACCGGCACTTTGCTTGGAATTTGCCGGGTGTCAGCAGAGAAAGCACCACAAAGACCATTAAAACAGCCGCAGACCTTCCGCAGCTTGGCACATCTGGAGACGCTCAAGGCTCTAATGTTCGTCAAATTGCACAACAAGAAACCATTGTACAAGATGCACAAGAAATCCCGCAAAGTCAGTAAACAAGCGGATTCTAGCCGTTTGGCTCACGATAACATGATTTCGCTAAAGTTGAGTTTAGCGAAGTGATAAAACAGAACATTTGAACGATAAAAGTACAACAAAGCCAGTAAACAAGCGGATTGACAGCGATTGCATGATAATTATTTATTGCGCAATGGCTCCGCTTTGGCTGATTTCGTTGTGCAAGATATACAAACGCAGGGCGTGGGGGTTGTATATACACGCATTGCACGCCCAACTAAGTCGCTTTCCCAACCCCAAAGATAAAAAGGCTTATTATATATATTTATATATACATAACCATCTAACAATAATTTATTAAACTATATACATCATTATATTTATTAATATATAGTCCTGATAATAACCCATATAATATAATCAATAAATCTACTGTACAAATCTGATAGATAGGTGTATAATAGACACATCTTAATTATTCATAAGATATTCAATGAATACACACATCAAAACGGCTAATTCAGCCGAGTAAATTCCAAAAAATTTCAAAAAATAAAAAAGAGTTAGGAGTTAGAAATGCAGGGAGCAGAGTATCAGGCTTTGGCTATGCGTACTAACGATAAAAAGTCTACAGATAGGCTTCTGAATAAGATTGGTGATTTAAAGATTGGCAATCGTGGCGAAGATACGTCAGAGATTGAATTAGGTGGTGTTCTTAATGCTGCATTAGGTTTATCTGGCGAAGTTGGAGAACTTAACGACATGCTTAAAAAATGGATTTTCCACGAGAAACAGCTTGATATTGATCATGCAAAGAAAGAAACTGGCGATATTTGTTGGTATCTTGCAATACTTTGCGAATCCTTCGGTTGGAACCTTGATGAAATCATGCAGATTAACATTGATAAGCTGAAAGCAAGATATCCAGAGGGATTTGATACTTACAGAGCTAATCATAGACAGGCAGGTGATATTTAATGGGAAATGCTGAAAATAATGGATTTTGCGTTAATTGTATAAACAAATCATTACTATTTAGCGTAGAACCATGTAAAAGCTGCATTAATAACGGCGGTAAGGGATATAACTTTACTCCACTTAAAGATGTCGCACCTAGCGTCAATGAAAAGCCGGTAAATGACAATGTTAATCATCCGAGCCATTATGAGACTGGCAGCTTTGAATGTATAGATGTTATGTTGGAAACACAGGGCAAGGAAGCCGTTAAGAACTTTTGCTTATGCAATGCTTTTAAGTACATTTACAGACATAATAACAAGAATGGCTTGGAGGATATTCAAAAAGCCAAGTGGTACATTGACAAATACATAGAATTGTCAGAATAGCCGTGTCGGTCAATGAAAGTATAATGGCTACAAAGGATAGTACACTGCGGTTTGTGGCGAATATATACCGAGAATAGCCACTTAATACACCATAGCCAAGCGGTAAGGCACAGAGCTTTGACCTCTGTATGCGTCGGTTCGAATCCGACTGGTGTAGTTTGTCTTACTTTTATCGTAGACTACCATGTTTTGCATTTTACAGGGTAGTCCTCCTTCATATGCTCTCTTGGATTTGTTTCAGTTAAGGGTGGTGCAAGACCGCTCGGAGAGTTTTGCCTCGTACAGAGGTGCGAAATTCAACTTATCAAGGTTCTTCCTCAATATTCCCCCAAAATATTATTGCATTTTCCCTTGATAGCCGTTACAGGCGGTATTTGCCGATATGGGATAAAGGTATTCCAGTAGCTTGCTAAGCTATCCAACAGAAATGTTGTTCGTGTTCGATTCGCGATGTCGGCGCTAACTTACGACAGAGGTGAACCTTGCCGTAAGCGGTAGAAAGTCCGCATGAAATTGTACAAAGTAGTGGCAAAAGCAATTTCAAATATAGCAGTTCCACTACACTGCTATATTTGCTGTGTGTCCGGTTTGTCGAGGGTGCTGTCTTGAAAACAGTCTGGATGTAAAAGTCTCTGGGGTTCAAATCCCTAACACGGCGGTTGCCCGAAATGTGGCGTTGATGTGTGGCGGAATGGGTAAACGCTATTGCCGTAAGATAATTCGTTGAAACCGGCAACTTAGATGACGAGAGTCGCGACAATCATGTGTGGTTCAAATCCACACCACATCAATTTCTTATCTCCACTTAGTCGGATACTACTGCAATAGTTCCGGTCGATGGGAGATGTATGAATAGTAGTTGTATTATCGGAAACAGAAAACTCTTTGCAAAATAGAATTTGCAGATTTGAAATGCATTGGCATGGTTTGGTCTGACGGAGTTCGACTCTCCGTGCAACTATTTACAACAAACTAGGTTAGCTACCGAAAAGCACTTCCGCTGTGCCTGTTTGTTGTTTTTACCAATCAAGCGGAGTGTGTATCACAGGCATACATAAATAATATCAAGCGGAGGTATTCGATTATGGCAAAAGAAATTATAATACCCGAAACTAGGGATTTTAAAGGCGTATGGATTTACAAAAATTTATATCTATCAAGAGAGTATACGCCTAACGAAAAGTTTTTACTCTTAGAAATATACAGTTTATCAAAAGGCAGTAAAAAGCAATGTTATGCTAATAACAGACATTTTGCTGATTTTATCGGTGTAAAGGAAAATACAATTCAAAAGGCAATACTAAAATTAGAGAAAAACGGACATATTAAGCGTGAATACACATATAGAGAGGGAACAAGAGAAATTACTGGCAGGATAATAACACTCACTCAAAAATTCTATGATGATTTTATTAATGAATTGGAAATAAAAGAAGAAAATGAGGGGGTGGATAAAAATCCACAGGGTAACGGAAATAAATCCATAGGGGGTAGTGGAGAAAAATCCATACATAAGTATAACAATTATGGTTTAAGTGATAAATGTATAAGTGATACATCAAATGCTCTTTCAGAATCTAAAGATTCTTCAAGAGGAGATATATATGCTTTTTCAGTTGAAAAAGGCGAAAGCAAATCTGATGCAATTAAAAACATTGCTGTTGAATTTGCAGATTGCGAGCCGTCAGATTGGCGAATAGAGGAGTTAAAGCATATTATTGACTATTTCCTTGAGCAATACAATAAAACTTTAAATATGAGCCATATACGCATTACAGAACAGGCTTTGACAAAGATAGTTATTAATTACTTTGAGCCAGTTGGTAATTATATGAGTGATAATTCTGCTTATGGATTTGATGATTACTACAAAGAGTTAATAGATTATTACTTACAGACAAAATACAAGATTAATGGCAAAGAAGTAACTAAGAGCTTGCAGCATTTCATGTCTGGAATGATAAGAGAAAACTTAGCACAGAAATATTTGAAATAAGGAGTGATTATTATGGCTATGGGCGTACATCCACTAAACAAAGATAAATTCTATGAAGCAATTAACTTATACATATCGGGGCAGGCTTCACAAGTAAAGGCGGCAAAAGTAGCAGGCTGTAGCGTGCCGACATTTAAGAAATATGCTAACAAGATTTATGGCGGCGAAGAATTACCAGATAATTTATGGGGGAAGAATGATGATTGAGAGAATTGTTAATCGCTGGATAAGACGCAAGACAAAGAATTTAACAAGAATACCATTGTTTATGATGACATTTAACTATCGTAAATATAAAGCAGATGGCAAGAAAGACAGTTGTATGTTTTACGCACACCCAGATATTGCCAATGATGAATTTGTGAAAAGCAAATTACAGGAAGTTGTTGACCATATCAGAGATAACTATGATTTGGATATATTTACGAAGATTTGAGGTGCGATATGAAAGATTGCTCAATTTGCAAATATTGTGATGAAGATTTTGATTTTGATGAAGAAACAGGAGAAGAATATCCGGTTTATGAATGCCAAAAAGGGAATAATACATCACTTGATTATAAGTGTAAAGACTTTGAACAATACAAACCGAAAAAATATAAAGAGAAAAATACCGAATGCGATATATGTGAATACAGAGAAAAATGTGCAAAATATAGTTCTGGGATAGACTGTACAACCTACAGAGATACAAAAATACATATTATTTATCCGCAAGACAAATGTATTAAAAGGGCAAAAGAACTAGGTGTTGAGATACCTAAAGATATTGGAAACTATTTTAAGAAATATGAGGTTGAGGTGTAATATGTGTAAATTTTGCGAGGAAAAATTTCCTGTCATAACACATTATGGCAAGTTTAAGATTGATAAGTTGTCAAATACACCTGTAATTACATGCGACTTGAATAAATGTCCGTCCTTTGCAGTGTGTAGCAGTAAAGAGATGAATGTTGAAATGGTAATGAAAATAGCTTATTGCCCTATTTGTGGTAGAAAGTTGGTGGAAGAATGAATGAATTTCTAAAATTTTTTGACGATAAAGCAAAAGACTTTCCAATGCATCTTGAAATTACTTATAGCAAAATATGTGATTGGAATATTTTGATTTATAAAAAAGGCTGTGCTGATGATTACCCTAAAGCTAGGTGTAATGGCGAAGATGTAGTAATTGTCGATGAAAATGATGGTGACATGGAACTTTGCTTTGCTAAGGCACATGTAGAGCTGAAAGAATGGCTTTCGGAATTTAATGGCGGATATTAAGGCGGTAGAAGAATGAAACATCAAAAAGAATGGCACACTTGTGATAGGTGCGGAAAAGAAATAATACCTAAGAGCTGGAAAGAAGTTAGATTTAAGCAAGTTGGATGTTGCGGAGATATAGTTCCCACTTTTGAAGATAATGATATGTGCCTTGAAATCAAGAGTGTCCGTAGATATAAATTTTTAGAAAGAACATATGATTTATGCCCTAAGTGCAGGAAAGATTTTGAGAGGTTTATGAGAAATGAATAATATTAACAATCCTTTATCAGGGTATCAATCGCCGCCCGAAGAAGCATTGGGAAATTTTGGAATAGATATTTCAAGAGAAGTAGTAGAAAAATATGCTTTGAAAAAGTTTGGCAGACTGCCACAAAGCCATATTGAAACGAATTTCGCTATATGCTCTAAAATAACCGAGGAAACAAGGAGGTTTATGAAGAGTGAATAGTGCTTTTACGATTATGTTTTTAATTGTGATTATAGTAGCTGTGGCACTTATGATATCTATATGCATTGCAGGAACAGTGCTTTTGCTTGAAGAAACAGGAATGCTTGATATATTCAGAGAGATTATCAAAAAAGGATAGGAAGTGATTTTATGAAAATATCAGAAATGAATAACTGCATTGAGAAAATGCGTGAGTGTTACAAGTTTGATGATGATAAAACGGAAATACGGATTGGGGATATGATGAGTGGAAGTAACAGATATGTAACTGTCGGTGCAAGGGATGAAAACGGAACACAGATTAAAATGACAAGGCGTGCGGATGAATTAGAATAATAATTGCTGATTATCGGCGGAAAGGAATTGTTATGAAGAAGAAAATTTTAGCAGTTGTGTTAGGATTGACATTATGCTTAGGAATGACCGGATGTGCGTCATGGGACAGAATGGTAACAGATATGAAAAGCGATGTAAATGGCGATATGCAAAGAACAATTACTGTATACACGGCAGATGGTAAAGAACTCGCAACATATGAAGGCAAGATTGATATTGATACAAACGATGGTGAATATGTTAAGTTTGATTTTAATGGTAAAAGATATATCTACTACAATTGCTTTGTAGAAAACATTGCAGATATTGATTAAGTGATATTACCGGCTACAGATTGATTGTAGTTGCTGACCTTAGAAAGCTAAAGGTTGATAAAACATAGAAAAGGAGATAGAAGCTATGAAAAAATTATTTGTAAGTGTGCCAATGAGAGACAGAATAGAGGAAGAAATCAAAGCTAGTATTCAGAAGATGAAAAAGATTGCTGAAATATACGAGGGCGAAGAGTTAGAGCTTATCGACAGCTACATTGAGGATAACCCACCGAAAGACAGCAAAGAAGCTGTATGGTATTTAGGTGAAAGTCTTAAGAAGCTGGCACAGGCTGATGTGTTCATAGGAATTGCGGAGAACTATGATTGGAGTGGCTGCTGCATTGAAAGGGAAACAGCAGAAAGATATGGCATTAAAGCATATATAATTCCAGCAAGATATGTAATTGATGATTATAATGCACTTGTGCAGAAATTACATCCGGCTGTCCGTGACGTATTATTCTAACAAAATTTTACCGGCTAACAAATAGAGTTAGCCGCTACCCTAAAACAGTTATAGGCAGAGGTCTATAAGCACCTTTGCTGAAAAGTGGAGGTGCTTTTCTTATGGCTAGTCAGAGCCTTATTTCTACAATCAATGGATATGAAAATTACATAGAGAGAAATGGAATAGATGAACAGGTAATTGATGCCTATGTAGACGCTTGCAGTGTAGCCATAAACGGCGAGAAAGATATTGAGTATGGACTACAACTTACTAAGAGGGCAAAAGAGCTTATAGAGGGCTTCTGCATGACTAAAACAGGCGGTACAATTTGGGATTTAGAGAAGTATGCGTTTGCAAATAAAACGGAATATGAGCTGATAAATTGGTTTTACGATATTTTACTGATTGAAGCGCAAAACAAGGTTGTTGACAGTTTTTTTAGATACATAGAAAAGAAACGTGAACCTAAAGAAAGATTCTATATGCCGAGAAGAAAACAGTTTATCAAAATAGGCTTAATAGAAGCATTACAAGGCATGATTGATGATAAATATGATATTTTATGTATTTCTCTCCCACCCGGAACAGGAAAAACCACAATCGAAAAGTTTTTCCATTCTGCGGTTATAGGTTGGTACTCAAACGGATATAACCTTTTTTATTCACACAGCGGAGACATTACACGAATGTATTATGATGGAGTATACGATATTGTCACAAACGCTGACGAGTATACATGGGGAGAAGTGTTCCCTGGACTTGAAGTAACAAGTACAAATGCAAAACTTGAACAGTTTAACGTAGGAAAATATAAGCCATTTCAATCTGTACAATGTACATCTGTCGGCAGTAAAAATGCCGGTAAAGTCAGAGCCAATAAATTTCTGCTAGTTGATGATATGATAGGCGGCATTGAAGAAGCACTAAACCCAACCTATCTTGATAAATTGTGGGATAAATATGCAGTAGATGCACGACAAAGAAAGATACCGGACGAGGATGGAAACCCATGTAAAGAAATACATATTGCTACAAGGTGGAGCGTTAGAGACGTAATAGGACGTATTATACAAGCTTATGAGGGAAACAAACGAGTTAAAGTAATATCCGTACCTGATGTAGACCCAGTAACAGGAGAAAGTAATTTTGACTTTGAATTTGGTGGCTATACAGTAAAGGATTTTGAAGATATTCAGCTGCTTATGGATGAAATCTCATATCGCTGTCTGTATAAACAAGACCCTATAGAACGTGAGGGCTTATTATTCCCAGACGATAAAATCCGCAGATACCTTAATCTGCCACACGGAGAACCAGAAATTATCACAGCTCAATGCGATACTAAGGGCAAAGGTACGGATTACTTTGTACTACCGGTATTACAGAAATACGGAGAAGATTATTACTGCATTGATTGTGTATGCGATAACACAGCGGATTATGAAGAACAATACAGAAATGCCGCAGCAGTACTTGTGAATAATAAAGTACAAGAGTGTGAATTTGAACGTAATGCTGGCGGTGATAGAGTGGCTATGGAAGTTAATAAGCGTGTTGAGAGTGTAGGTTGGATATGTAACATTACTGATACACCGACCGAAACGAATAAGGAAGCAAGGATATTCCAATGTTCTAACTGGATATTACAACATATTATTTTTAAAGACGCATCACTTTATAAGCCTAATGAGCCATACGGAGTGATGATGTCACTGTTAAAGCAATATTCGGTATCAGGCAAAAAACAATTAGATGATGTTCCAGATGTTTTCTCAAACTTTGCACTAAGAATGACACAAGGTAATAGAACAGCTAAAGTTGAAGCTGCTATAAATCCATTTAGGAGGTATTAATTTATTATGACAACTAAGGACTATCTTAATCAAATAAGTTATTACAACAAGATAATTGATAATAAATTGATAGAAATAACACAGTATAAAGAATTATCATACAGCATTTCAGCGGTTGTTAATGAAGAAAGGGTCATGTCATCATCAGATCCGGACAAAACAGGCTGTGGATATGTCAGACTTGAACAAATGGAAGAAAGCCTTGACAAGCTTATAGACAAATACATTGATGTAAAAAATAAAATAATAGAGCAGATAGAACAGATAAACAATGAAGATTATTATACAGTATTGTTTCTAAGATATGTCAGAAAATTCACGTTTGAAAAAATTGCAAATGAAACAGGCTGGTGCTGGCGACAAGTACATAGAATACATGCTAAAGCACTACAAGCCTTTGAAGACAAATATGGAAGTGAATATTTGTAAAAGATGTCATAGAATGTCACATTGCCGGCGTGGTATAGTATATCTGTAAGAAGTCACAAAGATGTTTCTTCATAAACACATCCTTATCGAAAGCACCGTTGCTTAATTGCGGCGGTGCTTTTGTTATGCAATGAGGTAGAAATATGAATTTTTATATGAATAAAGATAAATCAATAATGTGTCCGAACTGCCACAAGTTCTTAACTAAGGCAGACAGCAAAGATCCACGAACACATAAGTTAGCGTGCAAGCATTGCCACAAATGGATATGGTATGTGCCTAACGATGATGATGATTTTCAAATTAAGGAAATACCACAAAGCAGAAGTTCAAGCGGTATGACATTTTATTAGGAGCAAGATATGAACACAATGTATTTTCAAGACCTTGTTAGAGGTTGTTATGGTAGAAAAATCGCATATACGAATGTAGGCACAATAACTGCTAACAATGTTGTTAAGGTTATTGGAAGTACTATAGGTGTATTTAATTGGAATAAGCCAGTTATTAAGTATCTGTGGAATTACTACAAGGGCGACCAACCTGTTTTATACAGAACCAAGCTGTCTAATGAAGATATAATTAATAAAATTGTCGAGAACCACGCTTATGAATGGGTTCAATTCAAGGTAGGACAAAGCTATGGCGAGCCAATCCAGTTTATTAGCCGCAAAGATGATGAAACTATCAATAAAGCGGTTGATAAACTTAATGATTTTATGACAGATGCCAATAAGCAAGAAAAAGATATTAAAGCTGGAGAGTGGCAGTCGGCAACAGGAACATCTTTTAAAGCAGCCCAACCTAAAAAAGGAGATGTACCATTCAGAATTGTAGCACCTACGCCCCTTAATACTTATGCTATTTATAATGAGAGTACTGAAGAACAGATACTTGTTGTGCAGGAACTTAAAGACGAAGATGGAAACTGGTATAAGATGGCATTTTCAGACACTATGTCTTTCAGAATTGTTGACAGCAAAGTAGTTGAAGCAAAACTACATACATATGGCGAAATCCCTATTGTAGAATTTCCGAATAATCACGAAAGACTTTCTGATATTGAACTTATTATAGGCATGCTTGACGCAACCAATAATATGCAGTCTAACAGAATGGATAGTATACAGCAATTTGTTGAATATTGGGTTAAGTTCGTGAATTGCGAAGTGGACGAAGAGACTTTTAAGAAAATGAAAGAAAATCATGCGTTAGTTGTTAAGTCAATGAATAAAGATAACAAGTCTGATGTTGATATTATGACACAAGAGCTTAATCAAACGCAAAGCCAAGTGGCTAAAGAGGATTTTATAGACAATGCTTTATCTATATTAGCTATTCCAAACAAACAAGGCAATACAGGTGGAGACACGCAGGGAGCAGTTGAGCTTAGAAATGGGTGGGATTTCTCAAAATCAAGAGCAAAATTAAAAGACCCTCTTATCAAATCATGTGAAAAGCGTCTGGCTGTAGTGGTTCTTAACATCTTGAGACTTGCAGGAGAAGACTTAAAACTATCGGTTAGAGATTTTGATGTGCAGATAAATCACAGTCCACAGGATAATATGTATACCAAGGCGCAGACGCTTACAGTGTTGCTTCAAAGCGGCATACACCCACTTATAGCAATTAAGACAGTTGGTTTATGGGGAGATGCAGAAAAGACATTCCTTTTATCAAAACCATATCTTGATAATATATATAAGACTATTGATGATGTGGAAGCACAAGAACAAAAAGCGCAAAAGATAGTTAATCAACTCAATAACAATCAGCAAAATAAGGCAGTTATCGAATAATCGGTAGCTGCTTTTATTTTATACATTTTGCAGCTATGCGGTAAATAGCAGAAATCACAAGTTGAGCAACCAACGTAAAAAAGCGTAGTGAATCGGAGGTAATTATGACAAGAGAACAGGCAAAACAGAATCTTATTTCAATCGGAGTAGCAGAGCCGACAGATGAACAGGTAAGCAATTATCTGAATCAGGTCAATGGCGAAACAAAGAAAGAAAAAGACAGAGCAGATGGCTACAAGGCTAAAGCCGACAAAGCTGACGAGTTACAGACACAGCTTGATGAAATTGAAGCAGGAAATCTTACAGAAGTTGAAAAAGTAAATAAAGATTTAGAAGCGGCTAATGATTTGATTGCAAAGCTACAGAAAGATAATGCGGTCAGAGACCAAAGGGAAGCAGCTATGACTAATTTTAAGATTACTGCTGAACAGGCAAAGACAGTTGTTAAAGATGATGGAAGCCTTGATTACACCGAGCTTGGCAAGATTATGTCCGACAAAGAAACAGCTGCGGCACAGGCTAAGGAACAGGAGATTGCTAAACATCAGGATATTCCGGGCGGTGGCAGTAATAAAGGCGGTGCAGACAATAAGACAAATGCTGAAAAGATAGCAGAAAGTCTTATATCTAATGCACCTAAGAACAATGACGTTTTATCACATTACATTCAGCAATAACAGGAGGTAAAAAATGGCAAAGGAAATGAATATGCAGTATGAAAAGACTTCATACGCAGGAGATGTTCAGATTTTAAAGAGAGAGCCTAACGAAGCAATCCCATTAACACTTGATTTTTCAACGGTAACAGAAAAGGATGCGAATGGAAAGAAGATTGTAAAGGCTGGTACACCTGTAAACAAGTCAGGTGTGGCTGATAATACAGCAACAGCAATCGGAATCTTAAGATTTGATGTAACAGAAGACAGACCACAGGGCGTACTGCTCAAGAAAGCATATCTTAACACAAAGGTAGCAGAAGCACATTCTGGTGTTACATACGAGACAGCAGTTAAGACAGCTCTTCCAATGATTGTATTTGAATAATAACAGGAGGTAAACAGATGTTAATTAATGAAGTAGTAGATAGTAAGTCTATTGCATTATCGGCAACAGAAAACGCTAGTAATCAGATACCTTATCTTGGTTTACAGTGGTTTCCTGAAAGAAAGAAACAGGGGCTTGATTTAAGCTGGATTAAGACACATAAAGGACTTCCAGTTTCACTTGCACCATCTAATTTTGACACAATTCCAACGCTTAGAGCCAGAGAGGGATTAAGCAAGGAAAAAACACAGATGGCATTTTTCCGTGAGGGGATGACGGTCGGTGAAGAGGAAATGCTTGAAATCGAGCGTATTCAGTCGGCAGACGACCCTTACCTTGCAAGTGCTTTATCAAGCGTATATGACGACACTAACAACCTTGTAAGTGGTGCGGAGGTTGTACCGGAGCGCATGAGAATGTCACTTCTTGCTACGAACGCAGGTCATCCGGTAATTGCTATTGTAAGTGATGGTGTTCAGTATGCTTATGATTATGATAAGGATGGCTCATACACAAAAGACCACTATGCAAAGTTATCTGGCACAAGTATGTGGAGCGACACAGCTAATTCAAAGCCGCTTACAGACCTTAACAATGCAAGAAAGAAGTTACAGAAGCAGGGCAAGATTGCTAGATATGTACTTATGAACAGCAATACATTCCAGTATCTGCTTGATAATGCACAGATAAGAAACTCAATCCTTGCACAGAACCTTACAGCAACTATTGAGGTTGACGATGATACTGTTATTTCAGTAGTGCAGAAGAGAACAAAGCTCACTATCGTACTTTACGATAAGATGTACATTGATGATGATGGTAAGGAACAGTACTTCTACCCAGATAACAAGGTTACACTTCTTCCAGAAGGCAGTCTTGGTAATACTTGGTTCGGAACTACACCAGAAGAAAGAACAGCAAGACAGGTAGCTGATGTAGATGTAACAGTATATGGTACAGGTATTACAGTTGCTACAAAGACAGAGTACGGACCACCTATGAAGATGTCAACATTTGCTTCCGAAGTTGTACTTCCATCATATGAAAATATGGATAGCACATTCGTATATGAGGTTCATAGCGAAGAGTAGGAGGTGCAACTTATGATATATCCATATATAGTGATTCATAACGGAAAATGGTATAACGCAGGCGAAGAGGTTCCCGAAGAGGGGGCTTTTTTAGGTTATAGCAAGACAACCATTAATCGCATGTCTACATCTGATTTGCAGGCTTTTGCCACAGAACAGGGTATAGACAACGCAGAAGAACTTACAGGAGCAGAGTTAAAGAAACTGTTAATTGAGAAATTAGGATTATAGGAGCTAAATTATGGAATACACCACATTAGAACAAGTTAAAATCAGACTTAAACAATTTCATATTGATACAGTCACAAATGATGATGATACGACATCTGATGTGGTAGTGTTCGATAACAAAGAGGATAATCCAATAATCGAACAGCTTATTAAACAAGCTACAGAAGATGTAAAGGCAAGAAGAAATTACCCCGACAGCTACACAGATGAAATGATAACCGAGGATTTGAAGAAATTTGAGAGTGTTATTGTTAATCTGGCTGTCTACGACCATTCACAAGCTGGCGAGAACTACATGGCGAGTATGAATGAGGGCGGTGTAAACAGAACTTGGAGAGATAGAGATAGTTTATTTGTTGGGGTATTTCCTTTTGCTAAGGTTTTATAGAAGATTGTGCGTTACCAATATGGTAGCAGGCGGCACACATTAAGGGTGGTGGGCGGTGTGCCATTATTAATTATGAAAGGCGGTATATCAATGCCAATAGCAGTAATTATAAGCATTATTTCAGTTGCTTTTTCCGTCTTTTTCGGACTGTTTACGTTGGGATTTAATCTTAAGAACAACAAAAAGTCTGACAATGCAGAACTTACAGAGCGTGTAAAGGAAAATACACGCATAAATATGAAACTTGACACAATATCAGGCAACACAACAGAGATAAAGAATGAAGTTATAGAAATGAGAAAAGAGCTTAATTCTCATGATAACAGGATTATTAAAGTTGAGGAAAGTGTAAAGTCGGCACACCACCGAATAGACGGATTGGAAGCACGACTTAATGAAGATAAGGAGGTATAGCAGAATGGATATAACATCGGTAACAACAGTTGTAGCAATCGTTGTAATAACATATCTGATAGGCTTAGGAGCTAAGGCAATTCCACACATTAAGGATAATTACATTCCTATAATCGTAGGCGTTGCAGGCGGTGTCTTAGGTGTTGTAGGTATGTATGTAATACCGAACTTTCCGGCAAATGACATTCTTAATGCGATAGCAGTAGGAATTGTGTCCGGATTATCAAGCACAGGTGTTAATCAGATTTATAAGCAGGTAAAGAACAATGCTTGACATTAATAAGCAGGCTATGAAGTATTCGCTTCAAGGACAGACAGTAATTATCTACGAAAGAGACAATGACGGCAATATCCTTTATGAGGGATATACCGACACAGAGGGTAACTTCATTCCTTATCTTGATGATGAGGGAAATAAGATACCTAAAGTCCTTGAAGAGAAAACGGGTTTTTCAGAGCCAGTGGATTTTAAAGCAAACATAGCTTTCAGTGGTGGAGAAGCACAAAGCAAGGAATACGGCTTTGATACCGCTGATTTTGATGCTATTTTGCTGACAGATAGGAATACATTACCTATTCAAAAAGGCGACCTTATATGGCTTGATAGCAAACCTACATACGCATCTGACAGTCTTGTTGATGAAACATCAGCGGATTTCACGATTGTAGGCATTAAGCTAGCATTGTATTCAACTAAGTATATGCTTAAAGCGGTTGTAAAGTAGGTGCATTATGGCAAGACATACAATTAATATATCCTTGTCTGAAAAGTCTGTAAATGAAGCTATCAGACAGCTACAACAGTACAAGCAGAGTTTACAGTATAAATGTGAACTGCTTGTTGAACGGCTAGCAGAATTAGGCGACAAAGCGGCAATTATAAGTGTTAATGAAAGTCCATTAGGCAGAACAGTAACATTAAGAGTTGACAGAAAGCCTATTCAAGATGGCTACCAAGCTATTTTAATTGCTACCGGTAAAATTGTTGAAGTAGAAGATAGAGAGCCATTTTACACACTGTTAGCGATTGAATTTGGTGCTGGTATTTATTACAACAGCGGCAACGAGAACCCAAAGGCTAATGATTTCGGCTTGGGTGTAGGAACATATCCGGGGCAGATACACGCATTTGAAGATGGCTGGTACTACTTAGGTAATGACAATCAATGGCACTACACACACGGCGTTAAAGCTACAATGCCTATGTATAACGCTACAATAGAGATTATTAATCAGTATAAGCAGATAGCAAGAGAGGTGTTTAGTTAATGGCGAATGCAAACGATTGGGCGATAGACCTCGAGAATACAGTCACAGCACTTGTCAAGGCAACGACCCTAACGCAACTAAAGAAAACATATCCAAAAATAGTTATAACCAACGAGGGGGAAAACAGCGGTCAAGCAGTATTCCCAACAGTATACATTCATTTACTGTCAGCAGTTGAACAAGGGCAAACACTTGACGGACAGACAATTAACGTATTGTTAGCAACATTTCAAGTAGATGTTACCACTAACACAAGCAAGCCTGACTGTCGCAAGGTTATGGCAGTAATTACAGATGCATTTAAGACAATGAGATTTCAAGGCAATGCAATGCCAGAGTTCTCAATCAGTAACAAAGTACATAAGAGCACCGCTAGATTTAGGCGGTTAATTGGAGCAAATGACAGATTAATGTAACAAAGAGCAGAAATGCTCTTATTTTTTTGCAAATTTTTAGGAGGTAGACAATGGCAGATGCAGTAGCAGGATTAAGTACACTGGGCGTTACTTTCTCTTATGGAGTTGAAACAACGGCAGGTACAAAGCCAACATCATTCAAGTTACTTACAAGAATTAATTCTATTGATGAAATTACAGTAACACCAGAAGCGATAGACGCTTCAGCACTTGAAGATAAGCAGGCAAGAAACATTGCAGGCAGAGATACAGTCACAGATACAGTTGCAGTAACAGTTAATAAGACAGACGCAACTATTGAAGAATGGAAAACTCTTATTACAGCATACAATGGATTGACAGGCGGTAAGAGAATGTGGTTCCAGGAGATTACTCCGGGCATAACAGACGCGGAGTTCTTTGTAGCACAACCACCATCAAAGTTACCAATCACAAGTAAAGAGCAGAACGGGCTTCTTACAATGGCTATCAACCTTATTATTGAGGATATGGTAGGAACAGACACAAAGGTGGAGCCAACATCGGGGGAATGATGAGCCAATCGACTAAATCAAAGGCTGTGTCGATTGGTGGCACAAACGCCAAAACAGCCGACTACACATCATATCTTGATGATGTAACAGAATAATTATTTTAAAAGGTAGGTGCGGTGTAAAATCCGCACCTTTCCCTATATGGACGATAGGGCGGGAAAGGGTAAAAATTATGATGAATATTAATGTAAACGGAAAAGAATACAAAGTTGAGTTCTCTTTTGGAGCAGCAGAGTGCAAAGAGATAGTGCAGAAAATGTTTTCTGTCGTTAATGGTTCTTACTTACTTGCACAGACAGATAAGAGTGTTGCACAGGCTTCCTTTGATGGATTGGCAAATATGACAGCAGATGTGCCAGAGATTTGCATTTTAGCCATTTATGCAGGTTGCATTGACAACAATCCTGTAACCATGGATGAAGCAAAGGAACTCACTAGGGCATATATCACAGAGAAGAGAAAGGCAGATAAGAGTTACGGATACAGAACGCTATTCGAAGAAATCAAGAAAGCGATGGAAGATGATGGTTTTTTCGAGCTGTCGGGAATAACAGCGATGTTAGAGGAGATGGCGAACAATGTGGAAGAAGCGACACAGGAACAGAAGAAGCCGACAGTAGTTCCACAGGACCACAAGAAAAAGCAGACTTCCACAAAATAATTTGGGAAGAATACTTTGTCTTAGCCAGTTCGCTAGGCGTTAGTTATTCAGACTTTCTTAAAATGACACCTAAAAAGCTATGGGCTGTTGTAGAGGGCAAAAAACTTAAAAGACAACGAATGGATTCAGATATATGGCTTGCGATAGGTAGTTACATACTCCCAGCAATCAAGATAGGTGTTAGAAGTGGTGCTTGGGGCAAAGGTGAGCTTGAATACCCGGATAAGCCTATTTATAGAGATATTAACAAAAAAGAGAACAGTGAAGATGAAATACAAAGAAAGAGAGAAGAGTTTGTCTTGAATATGAAAATACGCAAAGCAAACTGGGATTTAACACACCCTAAAAATGATAAGCCGGAGGTATAAGCGTGGAATTAGACAGTTTAGAAGTCAAAATTACCGGTACTGCCAAGAAAGCTATTGATTCTGTTGATACACTAATAGAACATCTTACAAGGCTGTCAACATCACTTGCAACTGTGAATGGTTCATCACTAAGCGGTCTTACAAGTGGCGTTAGTCAGTTAGGTTCTGCTATGCAGAATATGAACGCAGGGACAGCAGATTTTACAAGGCTTGCTAAGAATATCACAAAGATAGGCTCTGTTGATTCAGTTGCCCTAACTAACACAGCTACATCACTTCAAGCTGTCACAAAGGCAGTTGCAAGCATATCAGCTATTCCGCAAAATGCAACACAGGTCACTGAATTTGCAAAGTCACTTGGTAAGCTAGGCAGTAAGAGTATAGAAAATGCCGTTGTAAACATTCCGAAGCTAGGCAATGCTTTAAATGGCTTAATGACAACGCTATCAAGAGCACCAACAGTAAGTCAGAATGTTATTCAAATGACTAACGCATTGGCTAATCTTGCTAGTCAAGGTAGCAAGGTGGGTACTTCTTCAAACTCACTTCAAAAGTCGCTGTATGGCGTTTCTACAAGCACTAGGACAGCAACTAAAAGCAGTTGGAACTTGGCAAGTGCAATAGGTAAGTTTTATGCCACTTATTTTATGGTAATTCGTGGCAGTAAGAAGCTTATAGAAGCAATCAAGTCAACGACAGATTACATTGAAGCATTCAACTATCAAGCGGTAGCGTTTGGCAAAATTGGTTCAGAGTGGGATAAAGATTACGAAAAGTACGGATATGATAACGCAACAGCATATGCGGAAAGTTTTCAAAGCAGAGTAAATGATACTCTTGGAAAACTATCTGGTTTAAAAGTTAATGTTCAAGGTGGTTTGCTTGAAGAAAGTGGAGCAAAGAACTTAGGACTTAACATACAAGAGATAACACAGTACGCTTCACAGTTAGCTTCTGTCACTAACTCATTAGGACAGACAGGCGAAGCAACAACAGCAATAACAAAGTCAATGACAATGCTTGCAGGCGATATAAGCTCACTTTTTAATGTGGACTATTCAACAGTAGCACAGAACTTACAAAGCGGCTTAATCGGGCAATCAAGGGCATTGTACAAATATGGTATTGATATTACTAATGCTACACTAGCGACATATGCCTATAACTTAGGCATTTCTAAGTCTGTATCAGAAATGACACAGATGGAAAAACAGCAGTTAAGAGTGTTAGCAATATTAGACCAAAGTAAAGTATCTTGGGGCGATTTAGCTAATAAACGGAAGAAAGTTAATGATATAGCTTATCTTCCAAGTGTTGCATAAGAATAGAAATATCTTATGACAATCGGGCAAAATCGGTAAAGGCTAAAGTTTTCAACTATGCTAATACCGAGATAACTCAATAGATTACGAACGGGCTATTGAGTATCGTAACGAGTAGGAATTGAATAAATATAATATTCCCAAGAGTGTCCGACACTACTGTATATAGGACAGTATGAGGTGGAAGTGGCTACCACCAAACCAAACATAATGATGTGGGTGATAATGTACTCTGAACTTATAGGAAACTATAAGAAGTATAGGATAAAGAGCCTATACGATAACAAATTTGACAATCAACTCCCCAAGTAATATGTTACGCCAGTTCAGTAACAATATGAAAGAGGTAGGAATGGTAGCAGGACAGCTATTTATCCCAATTCTTTCAAAGGTTATGCCAGTTGTAAACGGCGTTACTATTGCAATCAAAAGATTATTAGTCAACCTTGCTTCTTTAATGGGCGTAAAGATTGACTTTGAAAGCTTCGGACAAAGTGGCTATAAAGACACATCAGACGGCTTAGAAGATATTTCAGATGGCTACAAAGATGTAGCTGATTCGGCAAAGAAAGCTACATTATCCCTTATGGGATTTGATGAAATAAATAAATTACAGGACGATACAAGCTCAAGCAAAGGCTCAAGCGGTGGCGGTGGTAGCACTATTGATTTGACAGATGATATTACTAAGGCGGCGGCTGATTATGAAGCGGCGTGGAATAAAGCATTTGCCAATATGGAAAATTCAGCGGTTGCTTGGGCTGATAGAATTGAGAAAATTCTTGACCCAATCACAAAACCCCTTAAGAAGTTTGCTATGGACGTAAAATTAGGAGACTGGTTTGAGGCAGGGCAAGATATTAATGAATTTGTTACGGCTGTTTTTAATACAATCGAAAAAATTATTGATAAGGTTGACTGGGAGAAATTAGGCGAAAATATTGGAGATTTTCTTGCAGGACTTGATTGGGTAGATATCTTATTTAAAGCGCTTAAGCTAAAATTTAAGATATGGGAAGCTATAGCAAAGGTTATTAAGGAAAGTTTCAAAAAAGCACCGCTTGAAACAGCTATAATAGCAGGTTTTGCACTTCTTAATTATACAAGAATCGGTAAATTTATCGGCGGTCAAATTGCGAAGAAAATCACTATAGATACAGCTAAGACAGTTATAACAACAGGCGGATTAAAGAGTGCATGGGAAACAATAGTAATCAAATCTATGTACGCACTTGACACATTATCAGCTTCAACAGTCATTCCTGTTGGCATTGTTGCTAGTATCTATATCGCTTCAACAATTTTTGCTGCAAAGGGAATAAAAAAATACTTAGGAAACGATAGCAAGCTACATAAATGGTTCGAAACGGAAGTACTTGGAATTGACGAAAAAGGTTATGTAACAACAGTTACAGCGGATTGCACAAGGGCAGAAGAAGGAGTATCTAAGCTGAAATCGCAGATTGACGGGCTTAAGGATACTGTAATCAATATTGATGTAAACGATAAAAGCAGTATTGATAAGGCAAACGAAACACTTGTAGATACTATCAATCAGAAAAACATTGCTAATAAGCAATTCCAACAGGTCTCTAAAGATTATAAGAAGATACAGAGTACGCTTGAGAAGTACATTACCAAATTGTACAAAGGTAGCGTAGATGAATTTTATGATTTTTACGGACAGACAAATGATCTGTCTGACATGTCGCAGCTATATGAAGTGCTTACAACAATTGGTTCAGGAAACAGCAAAGTACTTAATCAGATGTATGACGAACTTGGAACGCATAATGTTAGCGACATTAAAAAGGTTCAAAGTTCTTATAATTCACTTAAAGAAGAAATTGACGATTGCAATAAAACCATTGCACAGTTAAGTCCTACAATAGACGAAAGCATATCAGCCTATGAAGAGCTTAACGATACAACTTACGAATACACCACATCTGCTACACAGCATTATCATGATATGGTAGTTAGTTCAAAGGCTGCAATAAGTGAATTGACAATGGCAGCAAGTGACGGAGCAAATGCGTTTTCTAACAGCTACAGAGAAGCATTTGACAAGACAAAACTTGATGGAACTAATACTTTTACATCAGTAGAGGAAACTGTCAAGGCGCTTTCACAGTCAGCCGGTATAAATGGCGGTAATCAATTATACACAATGTTTGATGATAGAATTGCGAACATACCAGAAGCAACAAGACGTGCATTTTCCAACATTGTAGGGCAAATAAACGCCGGCAATATCGGATATGACGAAGGAGAATCTCTTGCAGAGAATATTATGTCTGGCTTTAACGCTAGTGCATGGCGCTTTACTGATTCAGTTCAAGCAACTTTAAGGGAAGCATTTTCGATTGATGTTGATATCAATGCAGATATTGACCCTAGTAAAATGACACCAAGTGAAATAAATAGAGGTGGAGCAATTAATTTCGGTAAGATAAAGATTGCACCTAAATATGCAGTGGGCGGATTCCCAGAAGATGGATTCTTTTTTGCTAATCATAATGAAATGGTTGGCAAGTTTAGTAATGGCAAAACAGCAGTTGCAAACAATGAACAGATAACAGATGGCATTAAGCAAGCTGTTATTGAGGGCATGTCAGAAGTATTTGCTAATGCAAATATAGGTCAGCAAAACGGAAACATTGTTGTACAGATTGACGGACAGGAAGTGTTCAGAACAACACAGAGATATGCCAATCAGTATACAGCTATGACAGGACAGCCGGCATTTAATATTTAACAAATAAAAAGGGGCTGTCAGCCCGACAACTGACAGCCAAAAGTTACAATACCGCTTAAACAAGCAGTACAGATATTATATAACACTAATTGAATTAATGCAATAGAAATATTAAGGAATGTATCAGAAATGGTGCATTCCTTTTTTAATGCCTTGAAAGGGGTGATTTGATTGATTGACGCAGTTGTGATTGAGGGGGTTAGATTCCCAGTAGCATATAACGGCTACACATACAGTAGGAATAAGATATGGTCTAAGAATACAGGAAGAAACGATTATGGGGAGATGGTAGGAACTATTGTAGCACTCAAAGACAAGATTGAGCTTCAATTGCCACCATTAACAGGTGAGCAAGCACTATTGCTTGATAATGTAGTAAGCGACGTAGATAACCCATTTCCAACGGCACAAGTCTTATTCTTAGGTGGCACACAAAAGGAAATGACAATATACACGGGAGATGTGACATATCCGTACCTTACAAGGGCAAAGAATGAGGATGGACTAATAGTCGGAGCAAAATTAAGTTTAATTCAAAAATAAAGGAGAGTTCCACATGAAACTTAAAACAAGTGAGTTAATAGACAGATTTCAGAGTTTGAGCAACATATCACATGACAAGACCACAGGCAGAATTGCTATGGCTGTTATGTGCAATATTAAGGCATTAGAAGAGCTGTACAAGGCAACGCTACAGACCATAGAAGATACTAAGGTTAAGTATGCAGATAAGGACGACAGTGGTAATCCAGTTATCAACGATAATCAGTATCAGATTACATCAGAGAACTTAAAGAAGTTACAGGAAGAATTACAGGAAATCAATGAACAAGAGATTGAAGTGCCTGACATGACAATGCTTCCTATGGACGCATTCGACAAATGCGAAGAAATTACACCAGCTAAATTATACTCAATTGAGTTTATGATAAGCCATTAATTAATCAATAAAGGCGGTGTAGAATGAAGATATTAGACACAGCTATGACGGAAATTGTTAAGGGAAATAGTGCAAGATACTATTCTAAGTATGTTGTTGATGGAGAAGAACATACCGATACACTTAACAATTTCAAGTTTCAAAACATGATAAATCCCAATAATGAAATTACGATAGGTAACACTTGCAGTAGCGGTGTTACCTTTTCTATTTATATGCCAACAACAAGGCTTGAAAATAAGGAGATTGCCATATTTGAGGGTGTTAAGGTTGACACAGAGATTAAGTATATTCAGTTGGGAATATTTACAGTTACTAAGCAGACAAGTGACGGAGAATACACAAGCTACGAAGCATATGACAGAATGTATAAGGCTGACATGCCTTACTTCTCGGATATGGCATTCCCTAGCACTGACAAAGCTATTCTTGGTGAGATATGCGGCAAGTTAGGTATATCTTTAGCAACAAATATAGTTACAGCACATACTATCAGTGACAAGCCACAAGGATATACCTACAGAGAAATTATCGGTTATATGGCTATGTTGCAAGGCTGTAATGCGGTAATTAATTCTGACGGAAACCTTGAATTAAGGTGGTATAAAGATAGTGGTTATGTACTTGACGGACATAAGTATTATCAGCAGGGCGTTACATTTACAACATCTAAGGATTTCATCATACAAAAACTGACTTGTAATAACACAAAGTCCGGCGATAAGGAAACTAGCACAATCACTAGCGGTAGTGGTGCAACAGGGCTTAGTTTTGCCAATCCGTTTATGACACAAGCAATTCTTGATGAAGTCTATAAAAAGATAGGTGGCTTTCAATTCAGACCGCTTACAGTTAAGTTTGTCGGCGATTACAGATTAGAAGTTGGCGATATTATAACTGTCAGCAAGGGTGACGTTGATTACAAAGTGCCTATAATGCAGATTACGCACGAATGTGACGGCGGTTTGATGGATACAGTTACATCTATAGGTCAATCTGATACAGAGAATACAAGCGTAGCTTCCGGACCGGTAACCAAGCAAATGGAACGGTACTATGCTGACTTGATAACTGTTAATAAGGCATTGATTAACAAGTTAGATGTAGATACGGCCAAGATCACTTATGCAACAATAACTAATCTTAACGCAACTAACGCAAGCATTGAAAATCTTAAAACAAATAAGTTAGATGCAACATATGCAGACATTATTAATGCAAATATTGAAAACCTTAAAGCTGTTAATGCAGAGATTACAAACCTTAAGGCTAACTCTTTGACAGTTGATAAAGCCGATTTAGCCTATGCTAAAATTGATTTCGCAAACGTAACAGCTCAAGTTGTAGGAACTTCTATCATTAAAGATGGTGCAGTAACCAACGAAAAGGTACAGAGTCTGTCCGCTAATAAGCTGACAGCCGGTACTATTGACGCAAGCAAGATAATAGTTACTAACCTTAATGCTGATAATATTACAGTAGGCACAATTAATGGAAAACGCATAGGAACAGGTTCTTTGTCTCTGGATAAATTAGCTGAAAAAGTACCAACAAAAGAATATTTAGACAAGGTGCAAGAAGAGCTGCAAGGTCAAATTGACGGAAATATTGAGACATTCACTAAAACAGAAATACCTACACTTAATAATGAACCGGCTGTTAATTGGGCAGACGATGCCACGAGAAAGAAGCATATAGGTGATATCTGTTATGTGGTTAATCCGGCTTCAAGTGCAGATGGATATTCATACAGATTTGCTGATACAGGTACATTAGAAGCACCTAACTATGAGTGGGTATTAATTAAGGACAGCGATGTTACTAAGGCATTACAGGACATCATTAACATCAATGGCGAGATTACCGGTATTAAGAAGTTTGATGTTGAAATCAGTTCATGGAAAACTGATACAGACAGTGAATTATCAAGCCTTAAAACGCGAACAACTACTCTTGAAACTGACATGGGTAGCAAGGTTGATACTAAGACATTTAACGAGGTTAAGCAAGCGGTTGATGGGAACAGTTCAACAATAACTAAATTGACAGAAACATTAAACACCAAGGCTGATGGCAGTACAGTTGAAACATTGACAAATACTGTTAATACAATCAAGCAGACCGCCGATTCTAACAGCCTGTCAATATCCGGTTTATATACAGAACAAGGAAAGTTGTCAGACACAATTGATGAAGTTAATACGAAAGCTAGTGACGCTCAAGATTGGTGCCAGAATATAGAGGACAACTTGTCTGAAAACTACACCAAAACAACCTTTATGAATAATGCCATTACGCAAGCAGTAACAGCCGAAAGCAACAGCATTAGAGCTGATGTGTCAGCAACATATGCAACCAAGGATAGTTTAAAAAAATATGCCACATCAGCGAGTTTAGAATTGTACATCAAAAAAGACCCAGCGAGTGGAGAGCTTAAATCTGCCATTGAAGCTATTGCAGATACCATAAACATTACAGCCAAAGGTGGTTTAAATATTTCCGGCGATAGATTTACCCTTACTTCTACTAATACAACTATTACTGCGGACGGTAAGCTAATATGCCGCAATGCTTTAATAGATGGCGAATTAAGCATAACCAGAACTACTACTCTTGGAACAACAAATACATCAATAACGGGTGATGGACTTATAACGAAACAGTTATGGAATCAAACACTAGACTGTAGAGGAAATATCTTTGATGGAGTTAATATATATAAAACAGATGCCATAGATGGTATTAGATTAGCGTTAAGCAATGATAAAATTGTATTCACTACAAAAAAAGACTCATCAGTACTGACTAAATATGCGCGCCTGACACCAGAAAGTTTAACTTTCGGCAGCCTAGAAACTTCTAACCTTGTAAGCTTGTCGAGCAAAGGGCTTACAATAAATGGAATGTATGATATTCCAGCAATAGGATCAATTAATCAAAGAATAACAACAAGCTCTAATTCTTTAGAATCTTTTAATAAAACATGGAAAATAAGTGGAAATGGACTTCTTACAATTAGCGCTGCTGTATGGACAGATGAAACCAATGATTATGGAATAATAAGTTGTGCTATATACATTGATAATGCATGCGTTGCAGCAAATAAACATAGGCTAACAACAGCAAACGCAATAGAAATAGACGCAGGATGTTCGTTTTCATGGGTTTTTAATGACAATAAAGAGCGTGAGTTAAGAATAATAGCCGGTTCTAGTAAAGAGGGGCAAAAAACTATAACATATTCCGTACAGGGAAGTTTTGGATTAGCAATTTAAAAACTAATAGAAAGAGGCGGTATTTATGTTAAGTATAACGAAAACAACTAATTTAAGTGGTTCATCAACAATAGATAACCAAACAGCAATGACAATGTTTGCGAGCGTACCAAAGACTGGCTCTCCAACAATTAGTCAGACAATCACTAACAGGGACCTGTATCTTAGTAATCAGTCGGAGTGCGATAGTGATTATGATAGCTTTAAGATAGAGGTTGATAAGCTACTTACAGAAGAACAGTAATTAATATTTATTTTAGAAAGCATGGGTTAATTCCCATGCTTTTATTTTTTAGGAGGTAATTTATGAATAAATTATTCGGAATTGACACATCAAGGTGGCAGGGAGACTTTGATTTCAAGGGTGCAAAGGATAATGAGGGTGTAGACTTTGCAATCATCAAAGCGGGCGGTGCTGATGATGGCTTATACGAAGATAGAGAGTTTGAAAACAGTTACAATAAGTTGGAAAGTGCAGGAATCCACAAAGGAGCCTATTTCTTTGGTAACGCATTAAGTAATGATGAAGCTGTAAATGAAGCAAGATATTTTGCGCAGCTTTTAGCAGGTAAATCGTTCTGTTACCCAGTGTTCTATGATGTTGAAGCAGGCATGGTTACTGGCAACGACCTTACAGACATTATTATGGCGTTTCTTGATGAAATGAGAAATGCAGGATATAAGAATGTCGGCTTATACTCATATGAGAACTGCATTAACAATTATGTAGACATTTCAAGAGTAAAAGAAGCTGGTTATGCCGTTTGGGTAGCAAAGTATTCAGATGCAGAACCTAGAATTGCCGTTGATTATGATATGTGGCAATTCGGTGGAAGTGTTAATTATCTTAGAGACACACAGATTAACGGACAGACAGTAGACCAGAACTATTGTTACACTGATTATTGCACAGACCATGTCGTTGAAGAAATCACAGTGCCAGACTATGAGCCAGTACCAGACACTAAATACCATAAGGGCGATACAGTTAAGGTTATTAACGCTATTCAGTACGATAATGGCGAGCCATTCAGCACTTACTATGATGAGTACAGTGTCTTATCAGCCAGTGGCAGAAGAGTTGTTATCGGTGTTGACGGCGTAACTACTGCTGCTATTGACGAGGATAACATCAGCCTTGTTAAGTGCATTTATGACAATGACAATGATATCAACACAGATACAGTAAATCGCGGCGACGGTAAGAAAGTCAGAGTGCTTGATAACATTGATTATGACGGCGTGAGATTTGCGACATATTATGATGAATATGATGTGATTGAAGAGGACGGAGACAGAATTGTTATAGGCATCGGTACAACAATCACAGCCGCTGTCAATATTGCTAATCTTGAATTTGTCGGCGGTACAAGTTCTGATGATGCACCTACAGATATTCCATTCAGTGAAGACATTGAAGAGGGTAGCACAGTGAGATTTGTCGGCGATACTGATTATGATGGTACACCTATTAAGGCTTGGTATGACGAGTATACAGTATCAGAAAGAAGCGGAGACAGAGTTGTGCTTGTGCATGACGGAGAACTGTTTGCTGCAGTCAATATAGCCGATTGTGAATTAGTCTAACCTTAATAAAAATACCGGGAGTGCAATGCTCCCGGTAATATTTTAATTATTCAAATCTATCATAACAGCCATAACAGCAGGAATGGTCGTTATAGTTCCGTTTGTTTTCTTAAATTCCATACCACCCTCAAGAAGCGTTCCGTACATTGTCACATTATCACCAACAAGCAAATTATAATCAAAATCGTCTCTATAATATGTCAAAACAACAGTATCATCATTATTGCCATCAACAGCTAAATAATAGCAAGCAATATATTCGCTGGATTCTTCGCCAGTATGTGTATTTCCGTCTTTATCTTCGACCTCCCCATCATACTTTAATTCTGCTACAATATTACCTGTCAACTTGAATTCTTTATCAATATACTTATTAGGTGTACGCTTGAGCATTTCAACAGTTATATCATCAGGATATACGCTCTTATCTCTTGATAATAATGTTTCTTGTTCTGTCTGAACTTCACTGATACTTTCAACATTACTATCAGAAACACTATTCTGACACGCTACAAGGCTCAATAAGCACATAACAAGCACAATGCTTACAATTCTCTTTGTCATAGACAAATCCCCCTTAAATTTAATTTTACTAATCATATCATAATATACATAATTTGTCGAATGATGTCAAAACTTGCGATATCTTTAAGTTGATTTTTACATTATCAGTATTTATAATAATAATTGTCCGAGAGAGTTCGGACAGAATCTTCAAGTTTCGGCTAGGTGGCACTGTTTGATTGGCGTTGGCAGTGTCACCGCTGAAAACTGTTAATCTACTGGGGGTAGGTTGACATGCAAGAACAGATGTTCTATAATAACCTCATTATTGCAGTCAAGGGAGGGGATATAAAATGAATATGGAGGAACGCAAAAATGAAATTTACAGCTTAATAAAAGAGGTTAATGATGAAGATGTAGTGGAATACATCTTCAAAATTGTAAAAGACATAACAAAAACTGGCACAACCTAACGGCTGTACCAGCAGTACACATAGAAAAGTAAAAGAACATTGCAATTTGAATCGTAAAGTGTTTTAATTAAAGTTCATCATAGGCAAGTAAACCAAGTTTTGTCACAGTTACATCTTCAAGAGTTTGGGTGATGTAACCTTTATTACTAAGCTCTCTCATAAATGGCAACATTGAAATCATATCAATGCCAAGACAACTAGCGATGTCGGCATAGTTAGTGTTGCCATTTTTATCTCTTTTCTCTACTATAGTCTTTAAAAAATCCTTCGATTCAATCATTTATTACAACTCTCCTTTAAATAAATTAATTAAGCCGAGAACATATTCTTGCTGTTCGCCACTTAACTCGAAAAATGTTTTTAATGAGTGTAATAATCTTTTGTCATTTCTAATTTTAATCCACAAATCAGCTTGCTCATACAAAATAAGCTGTTCTTCTTCGCCAGTTCTTAAATATTCGGCTGATACACCTAAATATTCAGCAATTTTTCCCAACCTATCATCTGGCAATGTGCCTTTACGCAACTGACCTATATATCCGTTAGCAAAACCACATTCTAATTCTAATTTATGTATTGAAATCTTCCTTTGTTTGCATAGGTCTTTTACTCTTTCTACTGTGTTCATTTGTGCTTTCCTCCATTTTTTAGAGTTTCACCTAAAAAAGGTGTTGACAAATTAGAGAACACTCTATATAATAAGTTTAAAGGTTAGGGAAAAGCCTAAGAATAAACTTAAAGGGAAGTGCTCTCAAAATATGTTTCTCGACAATTCATATATTAGAACTTTCTCTAAAGATTGTCAAGCTTTTCTCTAAATCTTTATTAAATAAAGAAAGGAGAAGTCTATGTTTTATCAAAATGTTGTCGCTTATTGTGAAGAAAATAATTTATCAATACACGCATTTGAAAAAAAATGTGGTCTTGGTAATGGAGTTGTGGGCAGGTGGAAAGATAATAATTCTTTACCGGCATTAACTACAGTAAAAAAAATTGCAGAAGCAACAAGAATCCCAGTTGAAAAATGGATTAAGTAAAAAGAGACAACAATGAAAGATTTTGTGATACACAACACTTGTTGATTGCTAATTAAGAAAAGATAAGAAACAGAATTTTTGATATTGATGCAATAGAAAAGTGATGGTAGCGGTAAATAGTTGCAAACTTTTATTAAAACATCATTAGTTCTTTTTGACAGGGATAGCGCCCTGTTCGTATCAAGTGTGAATTACCTACCGATTGGCAGTTTTGTCTTTAGCATATTTGTTTAATTCTATTGATATAGAAATAAGAGCGTACAGGGTGCAGAAGTCTACGCCGCAGAAGTATGAGCCAACCACTGATACGCACAATGCTATGACAGTATCCATACAATCTCCTTTCGGAAAGTGTCTACCATCACTTCTCTATTGTATCAATAAATATAAAGTTCTACAAGTTACAGCAGATAGGAATGAGCAGAATCGCTCAAATGCACCTTAAAAGGTCAAAATATATCACACATTATTTAGAAAGGAATGTTTATGGAGCTACAGATTTTTAGCAATTCAGAGTTTGGAGAAATCCGAACCATTACTAAAGATGATGAACCTATGTTTTGCTTGGCTGATGTGTGCAAGGCATTGGAAATCACACATGTTACAGATGTGAAAAATAGGCTTAAACAAGATGGGGTCGGTATTGCCGAGGTCATAGACAGCTTAGGAAGAAAACAGAAAGCTACATTTATTAATGAAAGCAATCTTTACAAGACAATCTTTCAGAGCCGTAAAGAAAGCGCGGAAAGATTTACAGAATGGGTTACATCAGAAGTGCTTCCATCAATCAGAAAGAACGGCGGCTACATAGCAGGGCAGGAAACAATGTCTGATGAAGAACTTATGGCAAAGGCACTTCTTGTAGCCAATAACAAGATAGCTGAAAGAGACAAGATAATCGAACAGAAGCAGGCAAGAATTGAACAGATGAAGCCTAAAGAGATTTTTGCAGACGCAGTAGCAACAAGCCATACATCAATCCTTGTTGGAGATTTAGCAAAGTTGATTTGTCAGAATGGTGTGCAAATCGGGCAGAAGCGATTATTTGTATGGTTAAGAGATAAGGGCTATCTGATTAAGAGTGGCAGTTCTTACAATATGCCGACGCAGAGGTACATTGAGCAGGGGCTATTTGAAATCAAGGAAAGCAACCTTGTTAATCCAGATGGAAGCGTAAGAATTACACGCACGCCAAAGGTAACAGGCAAAGGACAGGTTTACTTTGTTAATAAGTTCTTGAAAGGAGATAACAGTGTTTCCATTTGA